AACTGATACAGCTTTATACTTAGCTATAGCTGTATCTTACGTATTCTCAAAGAACAAAAACCTTCAAATAATAATATTAATGTTCGTAATACCAATTGATATAATGTCATATGCAAACTTATCTCAAGGTTATTTAATATATCTATCATATTCATTTGCGTACCTGCTTGCGGGAATAACTATACTTGCAATGTTTCCACAATATAAGTGGACAATATTTTTCTGTATAATGATGTTTAGTTATCAACTATTTATGTCAATTGGTTATTATCTTGGACAGGAGCTTAAAATATATGCAATGGCTAAAACGACTATGTTCATTCACTACAAAAGCTTCTTGTATGGTATACACTTGCTTATCCTTATCTCAATCACAAGATGGACAATCATACTCAGGGCTAGAGCTTATCTTAATTATTACATTGGTATTCTCAGGGTTAAGCTGGGGGCTTATTTTGTTAGGTGAGTACTTTAGTGATACAATTAAACAAACGTCATTAACTAAAGAATTGAAAAATGTCAATCAGCGCAGAAGAAGCGGCGGTAATAAGGGAGAATAGCCAAGCCGCAATAAAACTAGCAACCCAAGCTAGCAAAGATGTTGAGATAGTATCTAATGCTATCGCTTCTGCCGTTGAAGAAATGGCAAAGAATACCAAAGCAACAACGGATTTAAATTTAACTGTTGAAAAAGTACTAACTGAAAACTCCTACACAAAATCAAACCTAGAAAAAATTACAGGCGACGTAGAGCGTCACAACATGTCAGAAGAAACCCTTAAAGCAGCCGTTAAAAATGTCGATAGAATGGTAAAAAAAGAAGCTACCTACGACAAAACATCATTCAATCAAGCTAAAACTGGGTGGGCTATTATAGGTCTTTTCATTATGATTATCGGAACTATAATTAGGGAGTTTATAAAGTAATGGCTTTAATAATTGAAGATGGCAGCGTAGTGCCAAACGCAAACTCATTTGTAACTGTTGCAGATGCTCGTATTCGTGCGGCTATTTACGGATTAACACTTCCTGCACTTGAAGCGGATGCAGAAGCGACTTTAATAACTGGCGCGATGTGGATTAAACAACAAGAATTACAGTTGCAAGGCGCTAGGATAGATGCAACTCAAACTCTTTCTTATCCACGTACACCAGTATATCTTTATGCTTTCCTGCAAGACTCTGATTTTATACCTCAAGAGTTAATTGACTCACAAGTTATTGCAGCGGTAGAGCAGGGTTCAGCAGGTGGCGTTCTATCATTCACGTCACAAACAAATAACATTAAGCGTGAGAAGCTAGACGGTGTTGGCGAGCAGGAGTACTACTCAGGCGGTAAATCAACCCAGTTAAGTTCAACTATGCTACTTGCATTCTCAACGCTTGAGCCATTAACAGATCAAACTAGTGGCGGCGGTTTATGTTTAGTTAGGGGCTGCTAATGGCTGATGACTGGCGTTTATTTGGGCGTGAACTATCTGAAGAGTTATTTAACAAAGCTTTTGCAACAGCTAAACTTAACTGTGAAATAGATTTATTAACTACTGGTGGTAATGATTGGCAAACAGGCGGATCATCTGTTGCGCAAACTTTTGTAGGTGGAGCAATCAGGACTGACTTTAATAAATTTCAATTCGCAGACACTAATGCGGAAACTGTAGATATAACAGTTAAAGTTAAAGCTTCTGAAGTGCCATTTAAAATACGCAAAGATAATCAGGTTATGCGAGTTCAAGAAAAGAACTCTTTAACTGGTGATGATTTAGGCTTGGTTAGCTATGATATATTAGATGCTAAAATAGATGCTGTTGATGCTGTATGGACTGTTATTGGTAGTAGAAAATGACAATGGAACAAGATTTCGATATATCAGACGAGCTTGAAGATTACGTTGCAGACGCATTAAAATCAGTAGCTCTTGATTTCTTAAGGTTAGTTGTACTTTCAACACCAAGAGATAAGGGCCATGCTCAAGCAAATTGGGTTGTCGGGCTAAATACAATTGATGATAAAATGTATTTAAATAGATCAAATGCTAATGGCGCAATAAATAGAGGTGGTGCAATAATCAGTAAATTAAAGTATTCGCCAAGTATGACTATTAATGTGTCAAATAACTTACCTTACATTAGGCGTTTAAATAACGGTCATTCAGATCAGGCTCCTAAGTTTTTTGTTGAAGTAGCAGCTAGAAACGCAGATGTTAAATTAAAAGATGGTGACTTATGAGTTATAGCTACAGCGGTGCAATAATTGGATTGATTGATTTTGTTAGAGCTAATAAACCTGCGCTAATACCTGTAGATAAAATAGGTATTCCAGGCAATAGCTTTACAACTCCAGTAAATGGATATTGGGCTAGGCTAAGTTTCACCTCAGTTGCAAGCGATCAAATACCAGCTTGGCAGCGTGATGAGTCTATTTTTTCAGTTGATTTATTCTATCCGCAAGGTGGTGGTATAATACAACAGATGAATGATGCTGAGTCTTTAAGGGCTTCGCTTCAGAATACAAATTTGAGTGACGCAAGAACTCATAAAGCTATTATTAACGATCTTGGAGATGATGGCCCTTGGTATCACTTGCAAATACAATTAACTTTTACATTTGAGGGTCAATAAAATGGCTGATAGTTTAAAGAAAATAGATAGAGCTGTTCATGTTGCTTTGCAATCAGCTCAAGACGACTTAACAACACCAGTATTTACTGAGTTTAGACGGGTAAATGGAGCGCCGCTAAAAAGTGTAACATACACTCAGTCAGCAGTAGTTGATCCAAGTGGTCAAGCGCCTGATCAAGTATTTGAGAATTTCACTCTTGATGCGGCTTTAGAGTCTGAGTTTAGTGATGGTTCTGTTGAGTACCTTAAGCGCGCAATACATGGTAACGAATCTCTAACCAATATAGTTGGTACAGATATAGCATCAACTGCATCAGGGTTTAACTCAGGTGTAAGTGGTGCGTTTACCAATTTAGTTGTCGGTGATTACTTTTTCGTATCTGGGTTTGTTGATGCTGGGTTGAATATATGGCACAGAATAGCAACTAAGGCGGATGACAATAATGTAACAACAAGCACTGCGCCAACATCAATTGAAGCTACTGGGCCAAGCGTTACTATTTACTCACGCAAAACAACAAGCGGTAAAACTCGATATTACGATATCGTCCAAGAAAGAATACGCGACACTAGCCAAGTAGGTGATATTGCTTATAAGTCTTTTTACAATGGCGCTATAGATTCTGCAACTGTAACCATAGGTGAAACTGGTATTTTAGGTTTAACTCTAAATTACTTGTTTGAGAAAAAATTAGATCAACTAACTATTATCACAGGTCAAACAGATGGCGCAGAAGATACTAGTAATAGCTATTCATCTGCTTTAAATGTCACTGGTTATTTTGCTAACGGAATTAGCGAGCTTTGTAAATTCAAGTCGATGACAATTGAAATAACAAATCAATACACTGCTGATGATGCTAGTGGCTGTTCTGATAAGTTGCTTGGTAAGCAGCCAATTAATGCCAGTGCAACAATTAGCGCAAGAGCTTTGGATGATGCACCTTTCAAGTGGATTGAGCCAGCTGAAAGCGCAACAGACACAAGCTTCGCAGTTGTACTTTCTAATGATGCTAAAACTCAAGACGTATTAATAGCAATGGATCGTTGCAAGGTTACAGATTCAACTTTAACTGATGGTGACGTATTTACAACCGCAGATTTCACAGCTCTAGCACAAGGATCAAACAACCAAGATACGACAATCACAATTTACACTAACTATTAATCAAACCTCTGGCGGGTAGCTCCCGCCTTTCTTTGAGGTTAAGAGGTTTATATGTATATTCAAGAATTACTAGAAGATCAATCACTACAGAAGAACGGCGCAAGATTCTACCCGAGCACAGATAGCGACTCATATATAACTGTAAGGCGCTCAGGTACTATTGCAAGCGCTCAAGCTATGAAGAAAGTACTTAAGAAATTTCCACCAAAAGAATTCATCCCTAGCAGCGAGTTAGAGCAGCACAATACAGAAATAAGCCAGCATTTCATGGTTGATTATCTTATTGTTGATATGTTTGGGATTATGGACTCTGAAACAGGTGAAGAGTTAAAGTACAATAAAGCATTAGGTGCTAAAATTATTTTTGGCGAGAAGGGAATTGACATTACATCAAAGGTTTTCTCGTTCTC